ACGCTGGCCGACGTCGCAACCGCGGCGTGGGACGGAATCAAGGCTGGCCTCGAAGGACTGTCCGACGTCTTCGAGTCCGTCGGCAACGCGATCAACGACAGCCTCGGCGGTGCGTTCGACGGCTTCACGCTCGACATGCAGACGGTGCTGCTGGGCCTCGCCACGTTCGGCGACTCGGCCATCGGCATCATGCTCGCGCTCGGCAACTCGCTGGTCGCGCTCTTCAGTGGACTGCCCAAGGCCATCGGCTCGGGCATCCTCCAGATCCTGTCCGGCATCAACAACTTCATCGAGGGCGCCACCGATCGCGCGCGCGCCTTCTTCGGCGCAGTGTCATCGACCGCGGTCTCCATGGGCCTGGGCCTGATGAATTTCTTCCGCGAGCTGGACCTCGCGCTGACGCAGCTCGCGCAGGGTCAGATCGGCCGCGCGGCCGAGACTGCCGAGCAGGCCGCGGACCTGCTGAAGGGCCAGCTGGCTGGCATCGGCAAGACCTTCGCGTCCACCTTCAAGGGTCAGCTGACCGAGCTGGAGGGCGAGCGCCTGCTGGACCCGATCGTGAACGTCTTCGAGGGCGCGGGCGAGGACATGGCCGCGAACATGACGAAGGGCTTCGAGGCCGGGCTCGAGTTCGACGGCCTGACGCAGTTCACGCTCGACACCTTCACGGCGGCCGACGCGATCAGCGCAGCGCGCGACGCGGCCGAGCGCCAGGCCGAGTCGCAGGAGAAGGCCAACGACGCGATGGAGAAGGGGCTGGAGCTGATGGGCCAGGTGCCCGAGAAGGCCGAGCCCGCGACCGCCGCGGTGGCCAGCTTCGGCGACCAGCTCGGCGGCGGCTTCGTGTCCGGCCTGAAGGCTGGCATCGCTGGCATGACCGACGTCTCCGGCGCAGCCGAGACCCTGATGGTGAACAGCTTCGGCGCCGCAGAGGACGCCCTGGTGTCCTTCGTCACCACGGGCGAGGCAGACTTCGAGGCGTTCGTGGACGGCTTCCTGGAGGACCTGGCGAGGCTCCTGGCCAGGCAGGCGCTCTTCGCCCTGATCTCGTCCTTCGGCGGCGGCGGGCTCGTGGGAGCTGCCGGTGCCATCGGTGGCGCGCGCGCGAAGGGCGGCCCCGTCAACCCCAACCAAGCCTTCCTCGTCGGCGAAGAAGGCCCCGAGCTGTTCGTGCCCCCCGGCGCGGGCAACATCGCAACCGCAGCGCAGACCGCGGCCGCAGGCAACGGCGGCGGCGGGCAGACCGTCGTCCAGGCTCCGCCCGTCCAGGTCACCGTGCTGAACACCTCCACCCCCGAGGATACGATCTCGGCCATGTCCAGCGCGCAAGGAACGCAGCTCATCATGAACGCCATCCAGCAGAACCCCACCATCATCAAGAACAGCCTCCAGTAGGACCCCATGCCCTTCAACAGCGGAACAGGAATCACCGACCACATCGACATGCTCGACAAGCTGATCGAGATCATCGTCGACTCACGTCACCTTGAATCGGTCGCAGTCGCAGCGGGCGGCACCGGCTACCTGGTCGGCGACATCCTCGGCCTCGACGCCACCGGCGCCACGTCCACCATCGTGGCCCAGCTCGAAGTGACGAGCGTCTCCGGCGGCGTGATCGACGGCATCCGCGTCTATCGCTCGGGTGCCTACACGGTCGACCCCACCAACGTCTCGCCGAACACCATCACCGGCGGCACGGGCTCCGGCGCCACCATGACCCTGACGATGGTCGCAGCCAAGTGGGCGCAGAACCGGCGGACGCAGGAAGCCCTCTCCGCAGCCATCGGCAGCGGCGGCACGGGCTACACCGTGGGCGATCAGATCACCGTCACCAACGTGCTGCCCGGCGTGCAGGGCTTCGCGGGTGCGGACGCAGTCTTCAACGTCGACACCGAGGCAGGTGGAGTCGTGACCGCCGTCAGCCTGGTGACCGCGGGCAACTACGAGGAAGTCCCCGCCAACGACGTGGCCACCACCGGCGGCACCGGCGGCGACGACTGCACGCTGACCGTCACCTGGCAGGACGCGACCTTCGCCAACAACGAGGAGCAGGTCTGCATGCTCCAAGGCGAGGGCCTCGCGGGCGCGGACGAGATCCATGTCATGCTCCGCCCCTACTCGCTCGACATCTCGTTCGACACCGCCTACAACTGGTCGCTGATGGGGACCACCGGATACAGCGCCACGCTGCCGATCCATACGCAGCCCGGCGTGAACAACAGCGGCATCAACGCGCAGATCAACGGTAGCACCGGCGCTCTGCCCGTCAGCGACATCGGCGCCTACTTCCCTCTGAAGAATGACGACGCCGATCCCGACATGGAGTGGTGGCTCAACTGGAACGGCCGCCGCATCATCCTGGTGGTGAAGGTCGAGTCTTCGACCACGGTGCAGTACAGCTCCATGTACGTGGGCTTCATCAACCAGCTGGCCACCGACACCGAGTACCCCTACCCTCTGCTGGTCGGCGCAGGTACGACGGACAGGGACCGCCTCTGGTTCGAGAACGTGCTGCTGACCGGCGGTATCGTCGAGTCGATCCAGTCCGCCACCGCTGACCCGAAGGGTCCGATGTACCTGCGCTATCCTGACGGCGTCTGGACGCCCCACTGCGCAGAGGGCAGCTCGGGCGGCACGGGTCGCACCCCCGAGTCCGAGTGGGGCGTCTACCCGTTCATGAACCAAGCGGTACTCAGCCAGCCCAAGCAGATCGTCATCGCCACGTCTGGGATGCTCGGCTGGGTATGGTCCACGAAGTCCATCATCCCCACGTCTGGCGTGCCGGGCACCGAAAGCGTGCAGTGGAAGCCGACACCGGGAACGGGCGACGACTACTACCGTCTGGTCGCTCCGCTCATCATCCGCGCCGAGATCAACCAAGCGCCGCTTCGCTACAATATGTTCGGCGAGATCGACGGCGTCTTCCACTTCAACCGCGGAGGCAACACCATCGTCTCCGAGGACCGCTTCGTGATTGACGCCAAGCGGTACACCATCTTCCAGAACGGCAACCGCACGCAAAACTGGAGCTACTTCGCCCTCGACGAGGACTGATCCCCCATGGCATACGAAACAGGCAGCGCCACCGACCTCGGCGACCTTCTCTCCAAGCTCGACGTCTTCATGGTCGCCAACGGGTGGACGCAGGACGACTTCGACGACGGCGTCTCCGTGTCCACCGAGGGCTTCGCCCAGTGGAACAAGAACAGCATGCACATCGGCGTGAAGTGGAAGGCCGACGCGCCCAACAACATGAGCATCCACCAGGCGCTCGGCAACGGCGGAGCGGTCTTCCCTGGTGCGCACACCGACGACAGTGGCAACGGCTACAACGCAGCCTTCGGGTCAGACGCGCAGCTCGAGCCTGAGCGGTGCGTAAACACCATCGGCGACGGACCCTTCTTCAGCTACCACTTCTTCGAGCAGGACACCGGCCCCGCCTACGTCCACGTCGTGGTCGAGATCGCCAGCGAGACCTTCCGCCACTTCGGATGGGGCGAGATGGAGAAGTTCAACGACTGGACCGGCGGCGAATACTGCTACGGCCACTACCAGGAAGAGCAAACCAGCTCCACGCCCGTCGACTCGGGCAACTGGACGCTCTTCCCTGGATGGCAGGCGTCCACGTCCACGAGCAGCACGCGCCGCGCTCCCACCATTCACGCCGAAGGTCTGCCCCACCAGGGCGTGAACGAGAAATGGCTGCACCACAACGGCGGCCTTACGACCTTCACCAGTGAGGCCAACTGGCGGGACAGTGCGAACGAGATCAAGCGGATCTCCGTCGGCGGCTTTCAATCAGGACCCGACGCCTACGGCCTCGGGCAGTTCGAGTCCGACGTCGCCACGGGTCACATCCCCATGTACCCGCTGACCATCTGGACCTACGACTACACCAACAACTTCGTCTACTACCTGGGCAACATCCCCGACATCCGCGGCCTCTCGATCTTCAACTTCTCGCCTGGTCAGGAAGTCACGATCGGATCGGACGTCTGGATCCTCTTCCCCGCGTCGCGCCGCACCGAGGATTCCATCATCAACCGGACCTACTACGTCGGCATCGCCTACAAGAAGGTCACCGCCTGATGGCTGACTTCTCGGGTGCTGTCACTACCGCTGCGGAACCGATCGCGTACTACGTGGCCGAGGTCGCGGACGGGATCGCCGCAGCGCAAGCATACGAGCGGCTCGTGCCGTCGGTGGGCGCCGTCATCTCGCAGCCGGACTCCCTGATCCCCGGCCCGACGCCGGTGGCTGGACCCGGCAAGCCCGACTTCGTCAACGCTGCCAGCTTCGTCGCGTTCTTCGACGGCATGAACCAGCCGGAGTTCTTCGAGAATTTCCACGTGGTCCCGCGGTCCTTCGACTTCGGCAACATCCTCTCCACGCAGACCTCGCCGATCGACGTCTTCTCCGGCTACCGCAAGGAGTTCCACACCTGGTCCTCGTTCATCAACAACGCCGGAGCTGGCACC